CCTGCGAATAAGGTTCACAACATCATCAGCGGTAAACACTTCGTTGTCCCACTGAATCCGTACATTTGCGCCCCATTCTCGATACAACGGGCGCACGCGGAGATCAACAGTTCCGGCAGCCTTGAGCCTAACTGGGGTTACCCATTGCTCAGCCTCCGAATTAATTAGCCGAACCAATGGCGCACCATCAACCCGGTCGAAACCATCAGCCTCAACCTTGAACGCCAGTTTGGCTAGGGTCATCTTGAATCCCACCAGCCTGCAGGCGCTAATCGCCCCATTGCGAAAGGCTGCAGCGTGAAGGCCTTCCCAGCCCTCTTCGCTGATGTGTTTTGCACCTTCAAAAAGCGCATCAAAGTCTTTCGGCTCCTTAGCTTTCTTGCTTCGCGCAGTGCTTCCAGCTTCTTGTGTTTCACGCATCTGCTGAATGGCTTTCGCGCTGAAACGGTGAATCACTAAAGGCGATGTGCCCTTAATGGTTAGTTCAATGCGCCGAAAGTCTGGTGCTTTGATCTTTGGCGCCATTACGACGCGTGTTGATGTTGTTGCCATGGATAAGGGTTGCTGTGTTTTTGTTGTTGCCGTCATGCCTTGCCCCGCAAGATTTAGCGAGGCAAGTAAAAGCTCATGCCGCTACCCCCCGCAGCGACAAGACAGGGACCAGAACAGCCGCAGCCTTAGCCTTCCGCCGCCGCGCCGGCATGGGCTTTGCAGGGGCCACAGCCACGGCAGCAGCCTTGCGCACGGGGCGTGGGGGCTTTGATGGCGTTGCAGGAGGCACCACTGGGGCAGCCACCGCCACCGGAGCAGGGGCCACCCCCAGGGCAGCCACCCACCAGGTAGCTAGCTCGTCATTGATCAGCATCACAGCATCGCGGCCCATCACGGCCAGAGTCCAGACAAGGGCCAGGGTGTGGCCAATGGTGCGGGCCACCCGCCGTAGCGAAGGGCCCCAGTCAGATTGCAGAAAGGATTTCATGGTTTAAGTGCTGGTTTTGGGGCGACGGCTGCCTTTCGTAGGGCCAGCGGCTATCGCCGTGAGCTGATCATAGACCCGGATATAGGTATCTGTAAACCTGATCCGGACCTGCATAATGGGTAAGAGTCACAAACAGACATGGACTTCCCACCCCTTGCCGAGCGCCCCGACGAGCTGGAATCGGAAGAGGATCTGGACCTAGAGGAGATTTCGCCGGTTGTCCTTGACGTGCTTTCGGTCGCCTCAGAGCGTGGGCTGAACATCAGCGAGACCCTGGAGCTTGCTCAGTGCTGCCTCGCTTCCGTGGTCAACAGACTGTGCGAGCAGACCGAAGCCCTGCCTCAAGATGAGGTGGTCGAGCTTTGGATGGCCATCGGTCGCCTGGAAGCCGCCAGCGACATTCTCGACTCTGTTGAGATTGAAGAAGAGGGGGAGTGATCCTGCTCACCTGCCCATCAGCGAGCCACCCTGATCCTCTGATTGGGGTGGTTGTTATTGCTGCGCTTTTGTTGGTGATGTCTTTGACTGAGAATTACTAGCCCACCGCAATAACCGTAATCAGCGCCCCCGGCCTCTCCTGCCCCACCGCATAACGCTTCTCCCAGGCACAGCCCACAATCCTGGAATCATCTTCAAACGCCAACTTGCTCAGCGAATCTTCTGTGCTTCGCAATAGTTTTGACCCATCCGGCCTGACGCAGTGATGACGCGGGGCCGAGGGCTTGAGGCTGCCATCTTTGCGGAAGTGACCAGCAGGGCGGGTGAACACAAACACGATGGACATCCGCACAGGGCCCCGGAGCAGGGGCACCCCTGCCGCCACCGCTGACTGAGCCACCAGGATGCGCCAGGGCTTGACGCGAGGGCAGGATTCCTTCATCCGGTGATTTGGAAGCCATACCTTCGACCCCTGCGGCGCAGGCTCCATCCCCTCCACCCTGAAGGTGACCGCAGAAGGCCCCTCTAGCCCCCCTCCTGCCATCTCCATACCAGAAACCCCCCTTTCGCAGCTCCTAGGGGCATCCTCGTGGCTCTGGTGGCGATCGTGACAGGGGCTCATGTGTTCTTTCTCCCAAACCCCAGCCGATACGCCCTGGCCAGGCTCACCGCATCGACCCAAGCGTCAAGGGCCTCCTGAGCTGGCTTGGCCTCCAGCTGAACCCCCGTAGGGCCTGACCAGACCACCACGGCCTTTTCCACCGGGATCCGTGCATCAGCCAGGGCTGCCACCCCTGCCCCCAGCTCGGCCCAAGCGGCCCGCTGCTCCTGTGGGGCCTTGCTGATCGCCTGATCCATCAGCCGCAACGCTTCGGTCAGCCCTTCGCTCCCTTGCGCACGTTCGCGCCAGGCCTGGGGCACTTCAGTGGTTTTCCTGGGTGGCCCTGGCCAAACATCCACCAGACCCAGCCCACCCCCGTCATCAAACCTGACCACCAGGTCGATGGTCACCGCCGCCTCCTGCCGTGGCAGGGCCAGATGAACCAGGCTCCCGATCACCTCAAAGCGCCCCCAGAACTTGTGCGACAGCAGAGCCTCCAGCTGCCCCCTCACCGCGTCGTAGGCAGGCCCTGCAGGGCTCCAGGGCGTGTCCGTAGCAGCAGGCCCCCACTTCGAGCGGGCATAGTTCGCCACGGCCCCACGGGTGAGCTTGCAGCGCTCGGGGATCGCAGGGGCCCGGTACGCCTCGACCGCGTACTGCCGCGTGGGCATCAGGATCTGAGTTGGCCCCTCAGGGCCCAGGTAGAGGCCCTCGGCCGGAACCGGGGTGGCATCGCCACTCATCCATCCGTCCCTGATCGTGACAGGCATCACCAAGCCCCCGCGAGAAAGTCTGCGATGCCTGCATCAGCAGCTGGTGGCGGCGGGGCATCAGTGGCCATGGCCGCCTCCAGGAGATCCCTTGCCCATTTGGCGTTCCTCTGGCACCAGGCACGGCAGATCCCCCCACCACCAGGCGGCAAGTCGGGCTTAAGACTCCAGAAGCCTTGCAGCGCACGCTCGAACCACGCCTTGCCCTGCTGCAGTTGCGCCTGCCCGTAGTTGCCATCCGTGGGCTCAGCCAGGATGCGCTCCAGCTGCTGCGCGATGGCCTCCAGGTGGTCGCGTCGCTCCTCCGGGGTCATCTGGCTGGGGTGCCAGAAGCCGCTCTCAGGGAGGCGCTTGACGGGCTTGAGATCTTCGCGGGCTGGGGCTGGGTTGTGGAAGCGGTCAGGGTCTGCCATGCGCTCTGCCAGATCAGGGCGCAGGCCGCGCTCAACCACCGGGCGATCGTTTTCAAGCGGGTAGAGATACCGCAACAGGCTCATATGAGTCGCCATCTCCTTTGGCGGTTCAGGATCCTTGAGGCGCTGGCTGCAGGCCCACGCCAGCATTGAATCATTCAGCTCCGACTTTGCGGCTAGCGGGAACGAATCCCAGGCCATCACCAGGGCCGGCCCGGTCAGTTGGCGCTGCATCGGCAGCATCTGCAGCAGGCCTGTCATCGCGGCCTGAAAATCATCGGCGTGAATCATCAGACCACCTCCGCGAGGATCAGGTCGCCCTGCGTCTCCTGGGCGGCGGCTTCAGCAGCTCGCTTGGCGTCACGCTCGCGGATGAAAGCCAGGGCCTCTGCCGCGTGCTCGTCCTGGGTCATGCGCCGGTTGAAGCCCGTCCCGCCGATAGGTGTCCTGCTTCGGCCGTAGCGCTGCCAGTTCGCGTATGTGACCGCACACCAGGCCTTGCCGAAGGTGGCTGCCTGCACCCCTGCGAGCAGCTGAGCGCGGGCCGCTTCGGTGCCCCCTGTGGGATCGGCCTGAATCTGGTTCAGCTGCCCGAGCTGCGCAGTCCATGCCCGCTCTGTTTTTTTCCCGCCCTTCGAGGCCCAAAACTCCAGCAGTTCTGAAACCACCGGCAGCAGCGCCGCCGGAACATTTCCCTCAGTGGGCGTGAACCCAGCCTTTCGCGACTTGGGCTGTGGATCGACAGGGACCGTGGCCAGGGCCGGTTGAGGTTCGGGAGGGGTTTCGGGTTTGGGCTGCTGTGGGCTCTCCCATGGCTTGACCGGCTGGGTGGGTTGTGGTTGGGCCTCGGTGGCTTGGGGCTGGTGATCCGGATTTACCAGGAAGCCATCCCGGTCTCGATACGGGTCGGTGTCGTCGCGCTTGTCGCGGCGTTGCCCCTTGGGGGGTAAGGGGGGTTCTAAAACCTCTTGGTAAGTGCTTTTTGTTAAGTGCTTATTGTTAGGCCCCCCATTTGGGGGAGGGGTGGGGTCCCCCGTTTGGGGGAGGGGTGTACTCCCCTGTTCGGGGGATCCCCCATTTGGGGGAGGGGTACCCCATTTGGGGGAGGGGTTCACACTCTCGCTGCGAACGTGAAACAGGGTGGTTTGACCAGGGCGATCAACCCTTGAAATCCATCCCTCAGCAGCGAGGGACTTCAGGCACGCCCTCACCCCGTCAGGCTTCATCCGGCACTCTGCGGCCAGTCGCTCCACTGAAGGGAAAGCCTGGTCATCCCTGCCGGCGTAATGCCAGAGCCAGCAATAAACCACGATTGCTCCCTTCTTGTCGCCGAGCTTTTCCAGTAGCTCAATGGGAACCAAGGCGAACGCTGTGCGTGTCAGTGATTTTTTCATCGTCTTGCCTCAAGCCTCGGTGGACTGCTCAACGCAGTCAGGGAGCAGCTTTTGCAGCATCTGAGCCGACCATGTAGCGCGACTGACAAGCTCCTCGATAGGGAGGGAGAAGTCTTCGGCCATCTCGCTCAGCTTTTCGCCCATGGAAGCTGCGATGCGCCGCAGATACTTGGTCATTACCAGCCGCAAGGCAGGCAGGAGGATCTCGCCAGAAACTGCGTGGGCGACGTTGTGGCAGTCCTGCAGGACGCTCTTCATCTCGTCGCTGAGAAGGTCCAGCGCCATCAGCCAGGCTGAAACCGCTTCGACCGTGGGGGCTGCGTTTTGGCACTGCAGCATCAGGGCCGTGCGATAGATCTCCCGAAGGTGCTCATTCGTGATGGCCTCCGGCAACAGCGTGGGCATCACCTTTCCAATGGCCTCAGGGTCCACCAGGATCTGCCCAATGATCAGTTCTTCCGCCAACTCATTGGAGATGGGCGCGACAACTTTAGCTTCGGTCATGTAAAATTCGGGGGTGACTGGTGTTGGTGGATTAGCTCAGACCCCTCCCTTCGCTTGGCGGCATCGGGGAGAAGGTCCGTAGAGGCCCTGGCGAAAGCCGGGGCTTTCTGCGTTGGGCCTCCGAACACGCACTGTAGCTCTTTTCGCGCAAGTCTGGACAGGGTTTGCAATCATTGACCTAGCCTTTCCCTGCCGGGTCGGCCCAACATCCGTAAGGGGGGCGCGGTGAGCTGGTTTCTACGGGCTAGCTCTGCAACCGTATCGAAGGCCCGGTTCCATTGGTAGTGATATGATCGGGAGGTCTGGCAGAGATGTCAGACATCATCCGTAGACAAACCAATGTCCCTATCCGCCCCCCAGCCTCCGGCTGTTGATGTTGACCAGATCATTGCGGATTTTCCCAGCTGGGATCTCCCTGGTGATCTGGACAACTGGTTTACCGTTATCGACACCATCCAAGCTGCTGACACCCCACGCCTCCGTGAGACCGCCGCTCAGATCAGAGCCCACCTGGACAGCGCCAAGGCCAAGCTGAGAATCCTTGAGCGGCAGTGGGTCGAGCCTGACATGCTTTGGCTGCTCTAGGTTGTTGGTCTGATTTTTTGTTTTTTGCCCCTGGTCTCGGCTGGGGGCTTCGCCTTGGCAAAAATTTTGGCTGCTTTTTGCGAGAGGGTTCTATCATCCCTGTCAAGATCAAACGTTTTTAGATAGGTGGCCGAGGTCTGGGACCAGTTACCAAGCGAGAGGAAGGCCCCTTATGAGAAATTTTTGGCCTTCCTTCAGCTAGGGCCATTTCGCAGTCTTTCTGAGCTGGCTAGACAAAAAAATGTAACTGCAGAAGGTCTTAGATACTTATCCAACAAATTTGATTGGAATAACCGTGCTGCAGCTTGGGACGCCTCTGGTGGTGTTCCATCAAAGGCGCTTCCGCCACCGCCCAAGCCTCAGAAGGTCCAGAAGCCACCACCACCGCCACAGTCGCTCGACCTGAACAGGGCCATTGAACCGGAAGTGGTGGAGACGATCCGCACCAACCCGGTGCCAGACCACAAGGATCAGATGATCGCCTATCGCGACGCCTTCAAAGACAAGGGCACCGCAATGCTCGCCCTATCTGACAAGGCTCAGCAGCTAGCCGAGATGGCCCATGCCGATCTGGAGAAGTCCTGGGAGCTAAGGCAGAAGGCCTTGGACGCCGGGGACATTGCAGCAGCGAACCTTTATTGCAAGGGGATTCTCGACATGACGCCATGCTTCTGGCGCTACTGCGAAGCTGTGCGTGGCCTGGCCAATGACGCCTCCACCCACTGGGGCAACGCCACGGGCATCTCTGAGCTGCTGAAGCGGGTTTATGGGTGAGCCAATGACCCAGCAAGAAACCGCAGCCCTCCTCCAGGAGCTTGCCCTAAAGCACCCTGGCAAGCATCCCTACACCCTGGCCCTCTATCTGCAGGGGTTGACTGGGAAGGTCATCACAGGCGCCCAAGCCGCTAAGCTGCTCACCACCAACCCCTATCCCGATCGTGACTGAAGCCAGGGCCTGGGCCGAGCTGCTGATGCCCGTGATCATCGGCCTAACGATCGCCGGTACTGGCGGCTGGACAGCAGAGCGGTGGAATACAGCCATGGCCGTGATGGGCCTGGGCCCTGCTGTGAAGCTGGGTTACGAGAAAGGTTATGCCACCTATAACCCCAGCCTGCGCGAGCCTGGCAAGGACGGTCAGGCTTGAAAACAGACGCCATCAACTGCCCCTACTGCCGGGGCCCTGCTTCTCAGTGCTGCGAAACCGGGCTGGATCCCAACGGGGTGCGGGTTCGGGTCAGGCGTTGCAAGGCCTGCTTTGAGGTCTTCTGGACTGCCCAGGAGCCTGAGTATGTCTTGCCGGTGCGGCTTCGGGCCTGGCGTAACAAAAAGCCAACGATGCGGGAAGAGATAGTGAATCCTGATCCTGATACGGATGGAATGGGGTAGGATACGGACGTTGAACCAGCAAACCCTATGGCTACCCAATCCGCCGCACTGGTGGCTGTCCCTGTCCAGATTGCCAGCAATCCGCCGGCAGATCCCTTTGATTTTGAAAAGGCCCTTGAGAACCTGGAAGAGGCCTTTGTGCAGCTCCATGGATTCTGGCCCCGTGAAAAGTCGCCGTTTTCGCCTAGGCAATATGCAGCGGCTGTCAAACTTGTTAATAAGTGCTCGCATGTTGCAGCGGCTTTCTATAACGCGGATGAAGAGGGGGTGGTGTTGTGAGTGATTCATATCGCGCTGCTTTAGAGCGGCTGGTCTTTTTGGATGGCTGCGCTGGCGAGACATCACCAGTCTGGTGCAAGGAATGGTGTGATGCTATGGCTGCTGCTCAGGCTGCCCTGGCCAAGCCTGACCCACTAAGGAAGCACTGCGTTGAGATCCTTCAGCTATGGGACGCCGATTGCGATATTGACGGAGCAATGGAGCAACTTCGCGGGTTGCTTTCTGAGGAGGTGCAGGCATGAGTGACCCCATCCGCGCCGCGCTGGAGCGGTTGATCAAAGACACCGAGTACCTAGCCAAAGGCGGCGAGGATCTGGACCGCACCTGGGCCGCCATCGCCGCCGGCAAAGCCGCCCTGGCTGAGGAGCAGGGGGAGGGTCCACCCACCGTCACGATCAAATCCCTGCTCAACCCCGCCTACGAAATCACCGGAGAGGAGATTGCCGAAGGTGCCCAGCTAGTAGACGGCGAGTGGTGGAACCCCGTCATGGGCTGCGACTCGCTGCAGATGGTGGTGGACAACGCCCGCGCCGCCATGCCCCAGGGGGGGGTGCAGCAGTGACCCAACCCCTCTCCCCCGCTGCTCAGTTTGTCTGGGATGCTCTTGATATGGGCGAGTTGAGCGGGCCCCAGCAGCTCCTGGCCCTTGCCCATGCCACGGCCGCCCTGCGTGCTGCTGTGGATCAGGTGGTGCCGCATGTCCCAACGGAGGCGATTAGCTTCACGAATGAAGCGATTCGCCTGAATCGGATGAGTGTCCGCGCCAAGTTCCTTGCCATCGTTACCGAACTGGAGGGCCACCAATGACCGACCTCAACATCACCCTTGACACCTTCACCGCCCTGGTCGTGATGGAAGCCGTCGCCAAGCCCCTCGCTATCCGTGTGGGCCGCTGGCTGCTGGCCCATGTTGACCAAGTGGCGCCGTGGATTCCAGACTTTCTTTATAAGGAGAATGGGAATGACCAGTAGCCGATCCCGCGCCCAGCGCCTGGTGGATGAGTTTCAAGAAGGAGCCGTCTTATTTGCCGGTGGCTTCAGTATCCGCCACGGCATCGCCGCCTTACTGCGTCACATCGCGGTTACCGAGGGAGACCCCGAGTCCTGGGGCGCCATTCCAGCCCGCACCCTCGAATCCCTGGCTGACGCCCTGGAAGCCCCCAGTCTCCTCGACCGCGCCATGAGAGGTGATGTCTCTGCGGCCCGCCGGTTCCTGCACGAGGCGGGGTTCACTGACGCCAGCGGCAACTGGCTGCCGAAGTATCAAACACAGGAGGATTCCACCAATGACTGACACCCCCAACCGCCCACCGCTGTGGCGGGATATGCAGCGGAGAGCTGACGCTGCCATGGCCGCCTATTACCCATCCGCAACAGACGAACAGCTTCTTGCCGCCGAAATCCTCGCCCTGCGGGATTGGCTGGTGCCGGAGGAGGCGCCCTGTCCAGAGATGGCAACCCCGTTGCGTGATCAACGCCAAGACCTCCGCGCCATCCTCACCAAAGAGGCCGACCGCGCAGAGAGGGGCGAATGATCACCCCAACCCAAGACCTAGACACCTTCCTAGACACCTTCCTCTACAACGGCACCATCCCCTACGCCAAAGGCAGCCACACATCAGAGCTGGCAGCCGAGAGCATGGAAAAGACAATCAGCGGCCTCAGGCGTGATGTCCTCGATTGCGTTTCCGCCAGGCCCCACGGCGCCACCTGTGACGAGGTTGAGCTGGCCCTGTCCATGCGCCATCAGACCGCCTCCGCAAGGTGCCGCGAGCTGGTGCTGATGGGCAAACTAGAGAGGCGGATGGATCCGACCACAGGGAAGGAGATCCTCCGCCTTACCCGATCAGGCCGCACAGCCTCAGTGCTGTTCGCCACCACCCCTAGCCCGTGTCACGATTAGCACGATGACCCACAAGATCCCCGGTTGGGGCCTCCTCCAGCCCCTCGACACCCGGACAGGCCCCAAGGGGCGTCAGTTCCTGGTCTGCCCTCCAGGCCATGAGGCCTGCATCTGGGCAGGCCTGCAGGAAGTGGCGCACCACCAGGGCCGAATCATCTACCACCCCACCACATGACAGCAGCAACAGCCCTGCCTCACCCAGATCTGATGATCGCCATCCCCGGTATCCGCAGGCAAGCCGATCAACGCTGGGTCGTTCACCTCTGGCGGGGTGAGCCCTGCCGCGCCGCATTCCGCCACTACGACCTGGGCGTCATCGCCATGAACCACCAGGCGGAATGGGCCGATGGCGAATGGGTGGAGGCCCTCCCCTCGCAGATCCCACCACGCCTCAAGGCCAGAGCCCACCGCGAGCTTCGCCGGCTGGCACGTCACCAGGAGCAGGCTGTAGACACCCCCGCCGATCGGCTGGTCAACAGCAGGAGGCGCCGCAGTCTGGCGACAGGGCAACGGCCGAGGCTGTGGAGGCCATGACCTACGACATCAACCCCACAGAGCAACAGGCCCGCCAAGACCACCTAGAGGCTCTCTACCTGGCCGATGGCAGGGACGACAAGAGCCACCCCCTGCACTGCCTCTACACAGGCCTCGTCAACACCACACCCACCCCACAGGAGACCACCGATGCTGCTGAATGATGCTGAGATCAGGGGCCTAGCTGAGGCGGGCATGATTGCCCCCTACACGCCCACAAAGGTGCGCAAAGTCCTGATGCAGGGCCCCAGAGAGCTGCCGGTGATCAGCTACGGCAGCAGCTCCTACGGCTACGACCTGCGGCTTTCTCTGCAGGACTTCAGGATCTTCCGCCATGTCCCTGGCCTGATCGTTGACCCGAAAGCCTTTGATGCCCGATGCCTTGCGCCAGCTCCGCTCTACACCGATGAAACCGGCTCCTACTTCATCCTCCCTGCTCACACCTATGCGCTAGGTGTTGTTGAAGAGTATTTGAAACTTCCTCCAGATGTTACGGCTTTCTTTATTGGGAAGAGTACATTTGCAAGGTGTGGAATCATCGTCAACACTACGCCAGGTGAGGCAGGTTGGGAAGGCTATCTAACCCTTGAAATCAGCAATTCATCTGGCGCAGATTGCAAGATCTACGCTAAGGAGGGGATCTGTCAAGCCCTGTTCTTCCGTGGCAATCCTTGCGAAACGCCTTATGGGGATGGGAAGTATCAGAACCAGGCGGCTGGTGTGACTTTGGCGAGGGTATGAATCACCCATGCCCCACATCCTTAGCTCCATCACGTCGCACTCTCAGGGAAAACACCCTGTGTTAGCGGCGCTTGAGGAGCGGGAGAGGGCAGAAAGGGTGGTCATGGCCGCAACGGTTGAGCCATACACAACACCGTTTCGCGACTTCATTGCTACGTCCTACCCTCGCTTCCCCTTTACCCCTCACACGTTGCGCCTGATTGATCTGGCTCAGCGTGTTGCCGATGGGGAGCTTCCCAGGTTGATGGTTGAGCTGCCTCCTAGGCATTGGAAATCAACGATCTTCAGCCGATTCCTGCCGGGTTATGTGCTGAGGCGTTACCCCGATCGCTCCGGGGGCATCTGTTGCCAGACCCAGGAGCTGGCCACGGGCTTCTCAGAAGCTGCCAGGGATTACTACGTTGCCAGCGGTGGGCTCCTGAACCCCTCAAAGGCAGGGAAGGAAGAGTGGGGGGCAGGGGATGGGATCGGCAGCATCTGGACCGCTGGCATCGGCAAGGGCACCGGCAAGCCTGGCCATTGGCTCTTTGTTGATGACCCGATCAAGGGCCGCGAAGAGGCCGAATCAGCGGCCTTCAGGCGGCAGGTTCATAACTGGTGGGATTCGGTGCTCTCCTCCAGGGAAGAGCCAGGTAACAGCGTGGTTGTGGTTCATACCCGCTGGCATGAGGCTGACCTGATCGGCTATCTGCTGGGCAAGAATCTGGAGCTTGAAAAGGAGGGCCTCGAAAGGGACTGTGAGCGCTGGCATGTGGTGAGCCTGCCCATCGAGGCGGTGCCTGCCAATGACATCAAACCCCTCCCAGCAACCGTCACCCGCGAAGCCGACCCGCGCAGCCCTGGGGAGGCCCTAGACCGTGATCGCTTTGACGAGCGGTGGATACGCCGGAAGCGGGCCAACACCCCCGAAAGGGATTGGGAGTCGATCTATCAGCAGCGCCCAAGCGCCGGCAAGGGCACGGTCTTCTTCCTGGATCGGATGCGCTTCTATGGCTGCCCTCAGTGGCCAGGCCAAGAGGGTGATGCGCTCCTGCCGGCCCACTTCATCCGCACCATGCTGTCGGTTGACTGCACCTTCGATGACACCGCAGGCTCTGACATGGTGGCCATGACCCTTTGGGGGCAGACCACGGAGGGAGCCTGGCTGCTGGATCTGGTGAATGAGCGACTCGACTTTCCCGTCACGGTCGCCATGATCCAATCCATGCACGTTCGCCATGGCTTCGGGGAGCTGGTGATTGAGAAAAAGGCCAACGGGGCGGGGGTGATCAAAACCCTGACCCTTGGGGCTCATGGCTATCGCGTTGTTGCTGCTGGGGTGGGCGACATGGGAAGCAAGGAATCACGGGCCAATGCCGCAAGCGTGGAGTTCAACAACGGCAGGGTGTTCCTTCCTCGCTCTGCCCCCTGGTCAAACACCGTTGTACAACAGCTCCTGCAGTTCCCTGCCGGCACCTTTGATGACATTGTTGACAGCACAAGCCAGCTACTCATCTACCTTTCAGGTTCTGGCCCCATGTCATTTGGCACCGTCTCCTGGGGCCACGGCACCAGCCCACCGCCTGTTGATGCTGACCTGTTAAGACAACAGGGATGGGGTGAATCTGCGATCATGGCACTAAAGAATGGGCAGATTCGCAGGTGACAGCCACCAGGGCCAGGAGCACCAGGGTTCGACCCCAGGCTGATCCCTGTCCTGATCAGGAGCGCCTGGGCAGCTTCCCTGCACCTACGGCATGGTCTGAGCAGCTCGCGGCAGAGAACCTCCAGCTAGCACGCTCCATGGCCTCCAGGCTGGCCAGGACCACGCGGATGCCATTTGATGACCTCTACCTGGTGGCCGCCCAGGGCCTGCTGAAGGGGTGCCGTATCTACGACCCGGAGCGGATCAATCCAGGCACGGGTGAGCCCTACCGGCTCTCCACCTGCGTTGTGCCCTACATCCGGGGCGCGATGTTCCACTGGCTGCGGGATCGTGGCCACACGAGCGGGGTGAAGTTCCCGGACAGGTGGCGCGACAAGGCCCCCATTGTTCGGCGCATGGCGGCCAAGGGCTCCACCCTGGAGGAGGTCATCACCGCCACAGGCCTTTCCTCTGATGACGTGGAAGGCATCCTGCAAGCGCAGGGTGCAACGCAGGTTCTGGACCCAGAGGATCAGGACTTTGCCGTGGGGGAGAACACCAACCCCGACCCGTGGGACGACCTAGAGGCCCATGACAATCTGGCTGAGGCTTTGAGGATTGCGGATCTGGCGCACGCTTCGCTGAAGTTTGCTGATCGCGCAATGCTGGAATTCACCTGGATTGCCCCGAAGCCATGCAAGCGGCAACTGGCTCGCCTGCCTTACGGGCAGTTCCTGGCCAAGGCCAAGGGGGTCATCCGATTGGGTGCGGCCTGGCCGGATCCGCAGATCATTGATCAGCCCAGCCTGCCCTTGGATGGAAAGAGCGCGGAGGAGATCCTGATGGTCGCTGAGCAGCTCGCCCTACTTGCCGAAGCGCCCCAGGAAGTAACCCCCAAAAAAACCGGGAAAACTCCCACAGCAGGGATAGGCAGAAAGGGTGCGGCATCAGGCAATCAGCCATCCATCAAATAAGGGCGATCTGCCGAGTTTCCGCCATCCGGTCTTAACCGAGGTGATGGCTGATCTGGAATTGGTTGCGGACTGCTGGGAGCTGTTGCGTGGGGATGCAAAAAAGCGCCACCTGCCGAAGGAAGAGGGGGAGCCAGAGAAGGCCTACGCATCGCGGGTCAGGCGTTCCTCCTATCCCAGCTTTTACCGCGATGGCATCCACGCCTTCGCCGGGGTGCTTAGCCGGTATGAGCTGAGAGGGGTGCAGAAGGGCCTGTTGGATGGCTCCAATGACATCGACGGCGAGGGCAACAGCCTGAAGGCCTGGGGCATGGCTGCTGATGCGCTGGCCCTCAGGGACGGCGGCTGCCTGCTGATGGTGGACATGCCTCAGGGGAGCCCTGAGAGCAGGGCAGAGGAGCGGGCCCAAGGCCGCCGGCCTGTGTTCTCCGTGGCTGAGCGGCGCAACGTTCTGAACTGGAAGTTGCAGAAGGTGGGCCGGCGCAAGGTGCCAACGTTGGTGACGGTTCTGGAGTGGCATGAGGTGGAAGATGGCGACTTCGGCTCAAAGCTGGAGCCTCGCTATCGGGTGATGAAGGGCGGGGAGTGGATGTTGATGAAGATCGAGGGGGACGGCAGCAGGGGCAAGACCGCCAGCTACTCGGTCAGCCTGGTGGAAGAGGGCCAGTTCCTTGGCGCTGATGGCCAGCCCCTGGCCTCGCCCCCCGTGGTCTGGTATTCAGCGACGCGGGATGGGTTCGGGGAAGGCGGGCTGCCCCTACTGAGTCTCGCCAATCTCACCTTGGATTGGTTCCGCGAATACTCCGACCTGAAGGAGCTGCTCCACCGCTGCGCTCTGCCGGTGACGGTGCTCAAGGACGCTGGAAGGGCCCCAGGACAGCCCCTGACGCTCGGGCCAAACAGCCTGGTAGAGATCAAAGACCCCAATGGGAGCCTCACCTTCGCGGAGCCCACGGGCAGCAGCCTGGACAAGCACCTAGCGCACCTGGAGGGGATCGAAAAGCTGATTGACAGGAGCACCCTCAGCTTCCTGTTCTCAGGCGGTGGGGAGCGCACGGCAACTCAGGCCGAGCTGGAGAGCGCACAGATCCAGGCCAACATCACGGCGATGGCTGAGGCCAAAAGCTCGTGCTGGGAGAGCATGTTCCAACTGTGGGGGGCCTTTACCGGCGACTTCCCGCAGGCTGGTGCCGGTCTGGATCTGTTGCCGGGTGTCACCGATAAGCCTGTGGATGATGCCTTGCTCACCCTGGCAGGCACGCTCTACGACAAGGGCCTCCTGATGCGCGAGACCGTGACCCACCTGGCGCAGAAGCGGGGGATGCTGCGGCCTGGGGTGGATGGCAGCAAAGAGGCTGAGCAACTGGAGGAGGAGGCCGAGAAAGAGGAGCGGCTGTTCAACCCGCCGACACCGGGCCCTAATGAGCTGGCAGGGGATGACCCGGAAGAGGAGCTGGAAGAGGACGAGCTGAGCTGACGGGAAAACTCAGGCAGTAGCTGGGTTGAGCATGGCCAAGGGTGGGGGTAGACGTTCTTATGTGCGCGATGGGAATGGGCGCTTCGCCTCAACCCCTGGCGGTGGCGGTGGCTCAAAGGGCAGGAAGAAAAGCGCCATGACTGGCGGCACCCTGGGCAAGCGTTCAGCCCTTAAGAAGGCCAAGGCCAAGCTCGCGGCCAAGGATCCAGCCGATGATTCGATCAAGGGCAGCAAGTCGCGCAGTGCTCAAAAAGGGGTGGTGACACGCTCAAAGAAGGCACTCAAGGCAGCCAAGAGGGAATCCACCAAGGCGCTCGCCATCAGCGGCAAGAAGGGCACCGTGGGCAAGCCTAAAGGCCTCAAGCCTGGCGCACTGGCTGAGAGGAGGGCCAAGAAAGCCACCGCGCCTCAGGCGAAGGTCAAGCGCAATAGGTTCCTCGACCCGATCGCCCGCAGGATCCTGATTGCTACGGGGCAGCTTCCGGCGAAGAAGAAGTAAGCAACACGGGAAAACTCAGGCAGAGACTGATGCCTGATGGCCCGCCGAGGTAGCTCCCGCCGAACCTATGTCAGGGACGCCAACGGCAGGTTTGCCAGCACCCCAGGAGGCGGCGGCCCGAAGCGGCCAGCAACCAAGGCCGTCAAGCGTGGCCCTAATCGCCTGACGCGAGACAACGCGGGCAAGATCACCAGCCAAGGCGGGGACGGTGCAACGGTCAGGGGCGGGAGATTGAAGACGGCGGCAGGGAATCTCAGGGGCAGGCAGGTTGCGAAGTTGAAGACGATGCAGGGGGTTAGTTATGGGAAGCCAAAGGCTAAGAAACAGCTTCAGTCACCAGAGGCAAGAAAAGAAAGAGTTGATTTTGCTAAGGATAGGGCTAAAGAAGCGAAATTCCTTAAATCGCTCCCCAAAGAAACGCGGAGAGCTGAAAGAATTGCAAAAAGATCTGAGACCGATGCCCTTGCCTCTGGCGGACGTGGAGCTTCTGCAAGGCAGGGCATCAGAGAAGGAATGACAATACTCCGCGCAAACTTTAACAAGCGCAAAGGGCTGAGCCCAGGGCAAGTTGCATCCATGAATAAATCAATTCAATACTCAGCCAAAAAACTAGGGGTAGTTCTGGCTAATCCAAAGCCCGGACGCAGATTGACAGCTGAAACTCTGCGCAAATATGCACAGCCTAATAAGGCAATCTCTAAGGCGAGACCGCCCAGCACCGTTGCAAAGCCCAAGGGGTTGAAGCCAGGTGCTTCCATGAGCAAAAAGCCGGCAGGCGGCTTCAGACCAGGACAGACCAAGCGCCTCAAAAGAATGCAAGGCGTCTCCTACGGAAAACCAGCCGCGAAGGCCAAATCTGATGTGGGCGGCTTTAGGCCCGGTGAGTTTTATCGAGGAAACTTTAGGCCAAAGAACGTAACAGGGAAATTTGCCAAAGGGAAAGATCCTTATCAATCGGGAAAAGGCAAAACTAATACCGTGATTTCTGCTTCAAGCGACGATAAAAAAGCTCGTCTTGGCAATGCAAAAATGGCACAGGATTTCTTTGAGTCTAAAGGGTTAAAGGTCAAGTTTTCCAGCAATAAACGCGGATCAACGATTGCCAGCTACAATCTAGCAACTAAAGAAATTAGCATAAACAGGTCGCACGCTAACTGGATAAATCCAGGCAGTGCGGCAAGAAGAAGTCGTGCAGCCGGACAATTTTCCAGTTCATCACCAATGCACGTTCTTTACCACGAACTTGGTCACGCAAGAGATAAAAGTATCCGCAATCGCCAAGGGCCATTTGGCGAGATGTGGATCTTGGCCACGCGTCAGGGATCAAGCGATAAAAAGAGAGCAGAAAGAGCTACGGAAATGTCAAAGCTATCTCGTCGTGTCAGTCGTTATGCAACAACAAATCCTTCCGAGTTCATTGCCGAAACCTACGCCGGCCGTCGCACGGGCAGGAAGTATGACAATCAAGTCATGGATGCTTACCGCGAAGCAAGGGGGCTCCCTCAGTTGCGCCTCAAGGGCCAGAAACCCATCCGCCGCAAACGCAAGCCATAAACCATGCCCTCCGAACTCCAACTAGCCGACGACTACGCCGAAGCCCTAGACAGCATCGCCAGCAGGGCCACAGAGAACACCACCAGGGCATTGGCTAGATCCATGCTGCGCACCATGAAGCAGCTCCGCAAGTTCTATGGGCAGTTCATTGACCCCGAGCTACCTGCCACCAAGAGCGCCGATGGTGTGACCCGTAGGCCTGGCAGCTATTCGATCGCAGACAGCAGCGCCAAATTCAAAGAGCTGATGAGGATCAGCCAGGACTTTTTTCCTGAAGAGCAGCTGAAGATCCTGCAGCAACGGTTCATTCAGGATTTCACCGATGCTGTGGCCCTAGGTGGCGAGCTGGGGCAGGAGCTGGCGCAGGAGGTGGATCCCCAGGCAAAAGCCCGCGCCCCTTTCGTGGGGGCTTCCAGGGCTGCTGTAGAGGCTGCAGCAAAGACCGCAAGCGCCTACATCAGGGGAGAGGTTGAAAGCTTCCGCGACAACATCGCCAGAATCGTCACTGATGGCATCGGCAGGGGGAAAGGCCCCAGGGCGCTGGAAAAAGACATCCGCATCGCGCTGCAGGGTGCCAAGGATCCTGATGGCCTCAACGCGAAGATGGGCCTCAAGCAACGGGCTGAGCTGATCGCACGCTCTGAGCTGGCTAATGCCTATGTCGGGGCGCAGAAGGCAGCAGCGGCGAGGAATGGTTACACCTATCTCCGCTGGATCGCCACCAAAGATGAGCGCACCTGCCCGGTCTGTGCGTCAAGACACGGCAAGATCTATCGGATTGATGACGTTGTGGGAACTGCACATCCGAGGTGCAGGTGTAGTCTATCTCCTGTATCTGCTGACGCTGTAGAAGAAAAGGATCCTGAACTTCGCAAGCAACTACTACGCCAAGACTATTGGGATAATGCAAGGGATAACATGATTGAAGAGTTTGCCGCTGAAAGGAAATGGCCGTTTGTCAAGGCGTCGAAGGTGTTAGGGCAAGCCATCCTCAAGCCCTCCCCCTCCGAACGGCGGCAGTATCCAGGGATGGAGCGGGCACCGGAGCCAGTCGCATGAGCGCCCCATCCTGGAAGCAGTTCTCAGCGATCCCCTACGACGCGACCGTGGCCACGGTGCTCAGGGCCCTGGACATCACCCCTGCTGAGGAGGGCCGCCCAAGGTCTTTCGAGGGGCCTGGGAAGTTCAGGGCTGCGATCACCCCATCAGGCCAGTGGCTGATCTATCGCGATGGGATGAGCCGCTATGTCGAGGGGCCTGATGAAGTGCGGCAAGAATCAAAGCTCCCGGCAGGTACGCCCTCAGGGGATGCGCTGAGGCAGTGGCTGGGCTGGTGGGGGTGGGTGCCGCCGTCGAAGAGGGTTGTGGAGCCGCAGGAGCAGACAAAGACGATTATTTGATGGCCCAGGCGTGCAGAAGCAGGGGCCTGGGCTCTATCGGTTCAATTATGAGCCAGCCACAAGCCTTGCCCTTTGCCTCCTCCTTGCCTGATGCACCGTCTTCCCGGTGGCGATCATCGCCTGCTCCCATGCCGGGCCGGTTCTCCGGCGAAGCGCCAGGTGCCAATCCACCATCGAATCGGCAAGCTCATCACCCATGAGCGCTTGGTCGCAGCTCAACAGGAGGTGGCTCGCGAAGGAGCGGATCAGATCGTTGGCCATGAAATCACCCTGCCGCCTTTGGCAGAGAAGTGAAGGCAGAAGGCTGGAGGTGCTCTGCAGCTGCTGATCACTCATTGACTGGGGCGTGGGGGCCGGCTTGCTCCTGACGACGGGAGCTGGGGTGGGCAAGGGCGAAAGGACGCCGAGGGCCTCCAGGAACCAGCCATCCATCCACACCGCGAACGATGGGGAGATCCAGCGGGCCAGGTCAACCGCAAGGCGAGGGTGAATCCAGGTGCCTTGGAGATCGGGCTGGCCGCCTTTGATGACCTGGATCAGGCCGGGGATTCCCGAAGTCGGAAATCCGACCTCGGCTGCGGCGCAAGGGATCTGGAGACCCAAGCTCCCGGCAAGGGCGCAGATGTACTGGCGTGTCCGATCGTTGGCGGAATAGAGGGTCCACCGCTTCCCACCGGCCCGGCACATGGCCGTGGCATTGACGAATCCATCGGATTGACGCCGCTGAATTGCGCAACCGTTCCAGGCTCTGGCTTCAATGCCAGCAGACAACAGGGCAGGGCCGCTGTGCGCGTTTTTCATAATGATTCCCGCTCGGGGCGGGGCGCTTTGTGTCCCGGCATCGCTGCCGAGGTATCCCAATCATAGGGCGAGTCTGCGCATATTTGTCAACCATGTTTAAGCCGGGCCTCCGATGGAGTTTCAGGAGAGCCCAAAGCAACTCTCCACCCCGCCCCTTATTCCCCTTGCGGGTCTTGTATTCGGGGTCCTGCCCGGCCATCCTCAAGCTAAGTGAGTTCTCCCCTTCCTCCTCCCCTGAGCCTCCCGACTCCTCCTAGCCCGATCCCCCCTGCCCTCAGGCGTCAACATCCGCCAGCAGGCTGCGCACAGGGCGCCATGGGCCCCACGATGCAGTTTCCCGCAGGCTTGGCACTGAGGGCGCACAGCAGGCGGCAGCAGGCCAGCACGGCGCAGCCTGTAGCGGCGCTGGCGTTCGGATGGGGGGTCAGGCATCCCCTGCCACCAACCAAGGCACCTTCGGCCCCCAGCCATAGAGGGCCGCAATGTGCTGCCAGGGGTGCAGCTCTAGCTTGTACGGGCCCTGGAAGTTTTTGATTTCGTAGACAGCAATTAGGACATTGCCGTTGCTGTCGGCGTTGGCTTCGCAGGGTGGGGTAGTGGTGTTCCAAGGTGTCACCATTCCCCCTCCTGCAGGCAGGACAGCAGCTGAGCACCAGGGCCAGCCAGCTCTAGGCCAGTGCGGATGGCATCAGCAGGGGTGCGGGCCATCACGGTGATGGTTCTCAGGGTTGTGGTGACGCGATAGGCGCGACGCCAGACCCGTTGCTCTGCCTCTCGCTGCCAGCGGTCTAGGTCATGGGCGCGGCGGGTGGCGGCTTCGCGTTCGAGGGTTAGGGGGTCAGGCATAGTCGATCTCGACCATGGCGGGCCAGTTGGGCATGGAGGGGTCGCAGGCGTCTTCCAGGATGGGGCGCAGCACATCGGCTGGCACTTCGATGGAGCCGCCTTCGACGGCCCAGCGGTGGAGCCCGTTGCTGATGGCGGTCTGCTCCAGCAGGTCGGCAACGGTGGGGACGAGATCTTCTGGGCCGAACACCCCGATCTGGATGGCCACTCGATCAGCGTGGCTCATGGCGTCAAATTCTTCGCGGCTCATCGCGCCTTGGCGATCTACAAATTCCTGCCACAGCTCAAAGCTGCTGGCAATTTCGGCGTAGGTGTGTTCGCGGGCCATGGTGGTGATGCAATGGGACAGTGCCGGGATGGGCTCCCGGCGGGCCGTGATTAATCGCGTTCCAGTTCCTCCCATGGGTAGTTGGCGAGATCACCGGCCAGGTCCGTGAGGTGCTCGTCGATGTCTCCGTAGATCTGAGAGATTCGCTCCCAGTTAGGGAGCGAGCGGAGTAGGGCCAGCGCCATAAGCGCTTGTGCGGTGTGATTCATTGCCAAAGTGCTGGTTTGGATTGCCCGGATTGCCGACTACTTGGCAGGCTCCGGGCGGGCCAGGGGTTAAACCCCGTGAGGAGGGTGTTCCCTCCCCCATGCACACGATCTTAGCCACTGCGTAACGCCCCACCCCATCCCACCCCAGACAGTTCACATGCTGTAACCCGTATCCTGATCAGGACGGGAAAACTGGGTCAGGCCTGCCCCACCTATGCCCACACGCTCTCCCACCCTTCGCCTCTTGCAAGCCCTTGCGGTGTGCGTGCTTTTGCGCGATTCCGTGGGTGCCTGCCAGGGCCTCAGGATGATCAGCCAGGAATGCGATGACCGCGAGGGGGAATTCATCCTGCGCCAGCTCTGCCGCAACCTGACCCCGCAGGAGCGCTTCTGGCTGGGCTCCCTTCATGGTGACCGGGTGGGCCTCCAGCAACCTGAGGCGGCCTGATGACCCTGCCAACCCTGAACACCCTCTGGCGGCCCAACAGCGGCAGCGCCACGGTCAATGATCTGGCCCTGATCCGGATGCACATTGGCTGGCCCGCCAGCGACGGCAGCTTGACGGAGTTGATCCAACAGATGAACACCGTCGCCAAGCTCTCCCCCGCGAGCGTCACGCAGGTTCAGGGGTGGGTGGATGAGATCGGCACGCTTGAGGAAACCCAGGCCGATGAAGTGGACAGCGGCACGGCGCACCTGGGCAACGCCGAAGAATATGAGGGCCCCATCCCTGGCACGTCTCCCAACCGCGATGCACAGCTCAGCCAGGCCGGGAAGCTGACGTGGGATACCAGCCTGCTCAAAGCCCGTTATCGCTTCGGCAGTGGCGCCAGGGCCACGGCGCAGGGGCAGCGCGACGAGCGGATTGAACTGCTGATCAGCAGGATTGCGACCACCTTGAACGTGCAACGCATGGCCCGTGGTGGGGTTGGCGCGGGGATGTTGCAGAGGAGCTGACTGTCAAGGATTCCTTGACGGTTGAGTTACCGAGGATTCCTCGGTAGCTGAACCATCCAGGATCTCCAGATAGTTGAGCTGTTTACGAATTGTCATCATTGTTGCAAAACACGGGAAAACTGTTGCAAGCACTCGCTTTCCTGACCCGTGACCGACTCCCCGCCAAGGCTTGTACGCCGCTCGCCGGAGTTGCTAGAGATACGGATTCCCATTGGCAAGACTGAACCCCATACCTTTTTGCTGGCGTCTGATATACACCTTGACAACCCAAAGTGCAGGCGGGACTTACTAAAGAAACATCTCAAGCAAGTGCAGGGCGTCAACGGTAACGCCCTTTTCTTTGGGGATGTGATGTGCCTGATGCAAGGCAAGAAGGATCGCCGTGGCTCAAAGGGCAGCATCAGGGCTGAGCACCTTGGGTCGAACTACTTCGATCTGGTGTTTGACGAGACCGCTGAATGGCTGTCGCCTTTCGCTTCAACCATCTTGATGATGTCTGATGGCAACCATGAGACCGCAGTGATCGGGAACCAGGAGATTGACCCGCTAGGCAATGTTGTGCGGTTGATGCGTGATCGCTACGGCTCCCCTGTTGAACACATGCGCTATCAGGGGTGGATCTGGTTCACGTTCTACCGGCCAGGGATCAGCAGGGAGCATGGAACTAGGCGGTGTACGTTGTTTTTCCATCATGGCGCCTGGGGAGGTGTTGTAAGTAAGGGCGTCCTCGGAGGAATGAGGTATAGCTCACTGGCGCCGGAATCTCAGATAATTGTTAACGGCCACAACCATGAGAGGACTATAGTTAGCCACCCCTGCTATCGGCTCAACAGCTCTGGAAAGCAGCGAATTTCCCAACGCTGGCATGTCCAGACAGGTTGCTACAAGGAGGAATTTGAGGAGGGCGCTGGCTGGGCAGTTGAGCGCATCGTGATGCCCAAGAGCCTGGGGGGCGTGTGGCTCAAGCTCAACCCAACGAACGAGGGTGTGGACATCAGCCTTGAGCCGGCGACTTGAGGCCAGCGGGAAAACTGAGGTAGTCACCCCCAGACCCATGCCCAAAGGTGGAATGCCCTACGGAGGCAGCAAGATGGCCCCCATGCCCAAGCCTGCCAAGGGCGGGAAGAAAGCTCCTGCTAAGGCTCCTGCTAAGGGCGGAAAGAAGGCCAAGCCGATGAAGTGACGGGAAAACTCAGGTAACCGCTACCCCCTACCCCGACCATGGCAAAAGGCAATAGGACTTACAAGCGCGATTCACGCGGCAGGTTTGCCGGTGGTGGCGGGGGCGGTGGAAGCAGCAAGGGCGGTGGAAAAAGCAAGGGGTCATCCAAGGGGACCAGCACCAGGGCTAAGAACACAGCTCGCGCCAATGAGCTGAAAGCCAAGGGCACCGTCTCGCTTGGCGACAGGATTAAGGCCAAGGGCTTTTCAGGTGGCAAGGCGGCTCAGGCTCGGGCAGGCGGGCTCAAGAAGCGCGGCTTAGAGGCCGCTGAAAAGATGGCCAAGGGGGGATCCAAGGTCTCCACGGTGGGCAGGGGCGGCAGGGCGGCCAGGATGGCGGCTATCAGCAAGATCCGCAACAAAGGCCGCCAAGAAGCTGAAAAAGGAAATTCAGCTACTTCTAAAAAAGGAAGACTGCCTGGTGATGAATTGTTTAACTCTCTGTTTCGAGGTAAGGCGACCCGAAAACAGCGAGGAGCGAAGCCAGACTACGAACCAGGCAAAGGCCGCTATCTCAAAATGCAAGACAGCAAGCGAACCCAGCAATCCGAAGCTAGTCGCCGTGTTCGCTACGGCGCAAGCCCATACATGAGCCAGGGTCGCCGCTGATGGCCCGCATCTATCGCCGTGACAGTCGCGGACGCTTTGCCGGTGGCGGCGGGGCGTCAACGTCTGCACGGCGAGCGATCAGGTCAAAGACTGGCGCCTCTGTCTCGGCAGACCGGCTGAAGCGCAACGCGGCAACAGGAACGGCAAAGCCAAAGGGCACAATTTCGCGCCGTGCCTACAGCCGCTCGATTGACCAGTTCAGTCGCGAAATGCGCAGCATGAAGGGCGCCAAGTCTGGCCCGATCGTCAAAAGGGTCAGCCCCACCCTGAAGCAGCAGGCAAGAGCGTTAGGTGTTGCCAGCAGGGGGGCAAGGAAGGCACCCACGGTGCTCAGGGACAACGTGTTTGCAACGTCTGCCCCACGCGGAACGATTCCCAAGAGGGATCCCGGCGCCGCTATTCCCAAGAGCATGAAGCAGCGGCGAACTGCCTCGGGTGATGACAGCTTGATCAGAAAGCAGAAGAGATCAAAGAGCGATGCAGCAAGGTCAAGAGCGGCAAAGCTGACGCAGGTGAAGGCAAGAAAGACAGCGGGCCTAAAACCCCTTCCCAACAGAATCCGCCGCCCCATCTGATCCATGCCCACCCCCTTTGCCCCCTTCGCAAACCTCCGCATGGTCTGGCTGCGGCCTACCGCCGCACGCACCAGCCTGCGCGAGGGCATGAGGGCCACCACAGAGCAGGTGGTCATCGAGGCCTTTGCAGAGCTGCAGGGGCCCTCAGGGGAGCAGGAGGCTGGCGCCCGTGCGATCGGTGCCGCCAGCGTGGAGGGCAACATCACGCGATGGGCTGTCGTTCCCTCAGGTGGCACCTGGTTGCAGGCTGGCACCTCCTGGGCATGGAACACCACGGGCCTCAGGCCTGCGGGCCTCCCTCGCGGGGAGAAGTTGGAGGCCTTCATGGGCAAGCTCAGCATCCTGCCGGCCACCACTGAAGGCGAGCGTGGTTGGCTCACCCTGGCCACCCTCTCTGGGGTTGGCGGGATTGATGCCATCGTCGCCGCTGCTGCAGGAGACGAGTTCACAGGGACATTTGCCGCAGGGCGATGAAGCTCACCGCTAGGACCAGTGTGAAGGTGAATTTGGATGTCTCAGCCACATCCCGCAAGGCCGCCGAGAGTGCCGCCAAGTTGGTCTTCCCTGAGCTGAACAGCGCCTTTCAAGATGCCCTTGGCTCAAAGGTGTGGAGCTGGCCCCGCACCACCATCCGCAGCAATGGCCAGGAGGTCGGCTCCCCTAGGAACATCGTGGACACCGGGATCCTCAAGGCCTCAAACAGCTTCCAGATCAGCGGCACCCTGGCCACCTTCAAATGGTCAGTGGATTATGCCGCCGCTGCTCACTACGGGGCCAACATCTACCCATGGGGCGACAAGAGTCGACCCAAGGTCAACCTGCCTGCTAGGCCCTGGACTTCCGCCGTGCTGGGAACGATCAACTACGGGGGCATCGAACCCTATGACTATCGTTCACAATTTAAGGCAGCCTTCATCAGCGCCTGGCGCCGTTCGTCCTGATGTTCGATCAGCTCCCTTGGGAAACACCGCCTCAGGCCATCAAGGACGCGCACGCTGAGATCAAGTGGAAGGAAGGGGTGCTGAGGATCCCGCGCCTTGGTTACCTCACCGTCGATGAGATGACCGACATTGCGAAGGTGGACCCCTCCAATAGTCCCTATCTGGTCACGATGACCAAGAGCAACGAACTAGCCGTTGCCTCTGAATTAAGCCCTCGATATTGCTACAGCATTCTCACCAGGCACTATGTCAAGAACCTAGGCGCAAGGGCTGATTTCACAGACGAGGAAGACGACATAAGTATTAAGCACTCCCTGATCATTCGATCCTATTTGGATCAGATGAACACCAGGCAGAACCTAATCAACATCAGGGCTGCCACGATCATGGTGCAGCGTGTTGCGCCTCATTGGCAGGAAGAGAAGACCAGGAAGCTGCCAAAGGAATTGATTGCGCTTCTGTGTGAGGTTTATCAGGAAGAAGAGCGCGGGATGGATAAGCCCACCACGCCAGAGGAGGATATGAAGCTACTTGACGAGCAACTGGGAAAGCTGCGGCAGGTCGGCTTGATTGCAGCCGACCAAACTGGGTCCGGTGCTACTGGGAATGCAAGCGACTCTGGCCCGGTGCCCCCGAATTCAGCCGCGAACGCTTCGGGCGACTCCCCGGCGGCTACGTCCTCCAAGCGCTCGAAGCGGGTTACGAAAGCGAACGGCAGCGGCTTCACCACGAGGAACTCACCACCGCCCAGCTCGCCTGGTACCAGGCGGAAATCAACCGCAACCGCGACGTAAAGCACGAGCCGTTCAGCCTGTCTGAATTCTTCTTCTGGGCGGATGTCTCAGAGAAGGCCCGCCCACCGGCAGAGGCTGGTGCGGCCATGCTCGCGCTACTGGAGAAAGGCCTGCTGCCCAACTTCGCCTTCAACGGGCCATGGGTGCAGGATCTATCGGCGCAAGGCAAGGGCGCAACAGCTCCCCCGCGTCTCTGCTGGGCTGCAGAGGATGCCATCCTGCTGGCCCCTCATCGTGTGGATCAGGCGCACTGGGGTGGCTTCCTGATTGCCAAGGCCAGCGCAGCCGGGGCCATGCGGCAGTTTGCCTCGGAGGCCGGGGACGTGGTGACCCTGGCTATCCCTGCGGATGCGGTGCCAACAGCGACGTTTGCCGCCGCAAAAGCGGGTGCCGTTTTAGCCATCGAAGGGCGGGAAAACTCCAGATAAGAACTCCCCGACCCCGCCCGATGACCACCACCAACATCGACTACAGCGCAGCGCTGGACATCCAGCACTACATCGTGCCCCTCAAGATGAGTGACATCACCCTTGAGGATGCGCAAACTGCAGCGGCTGGCGGTTCGGCTCTGACCAGCTGGTTGAATGCTGCCAACGCCATCAGTGGTCAGCTTTCTGTCGCCGCGTCTGGCTCTGGCACAACCTTTCAGATGTTCGTGGCTGGCAACACGCTGAGCGTCACCAATGCAGCCCTCGCCACCAACGTGGTTACCCTGACCCTGAGCGCTGCAGCTGGCGCCCTGGTGGGCGAAAAGATCGCGGTCTCTGGTCTGACCTCCCCCTTCGCCGGCCTGAACGGGACTCACACCATCACGGCGGTCACCACCACCTCCCCCTTCACTGTGAGCTACGCGCTGACAGCGACCAACATCAGCTCGGCCTCCGTCAGCGCTGGCAGCGTTGTCACCGGCGTCTATCCCCTTGATGGAACCGGCGCCCCAATCCAGCTGCTGAACGTCACCTCTGCGCCCCACAGCACGGAGACCTCGGATGAGACCGTGATCACCCATGACCAGGTGACCAGGGGTTCTGCCATCACCGTGGGCGTGACTGACACTCACTCCTTCGCGTTCAGCGGTATGACCGCTCACAAGAACGTTGACCACAAGGTCATGGAAGTTCTCAGGGAGCGGGCCACGGCCGAGCGGCTGGCGGTGAAGTATCTGCGGGTTGGCCCTGGTGGGACGGTTGAGAAAAAGCTGTGCTACGGCCGCTTCGCCAGCAAGAGCGAAGAGGGCGATGCTGGGGCCCTGGTGAAGTATTCGGCCACTCTGAACGTGCTGGGCACCGTGTTCACCATCCTCGACAACTCATAAGGTGGGGGGAGACGATGGCATCAGGGCCAGTGATGGCCAAGTGCATGTCGTCACCGCACAAGGACGGATCCTCTGGCGCATCTGCTCCGGGGGGTCTTGCCTTGTGCACCTCAATTTGCGCGTACTGATGGAGGCCTACCGCGACCTTCGCATCAGCCAGGGCAGGGGTGTTGACGAGTAGGCATGAAAAAGGGTCTGCAGCTCTCACCCCGCAGACCCTACCCATTGCCGGTCCTAGTCCGAAAAGATCCTAGCCCATCCGAGTCAGGATACGGGCTCCTCAGGGGCAGGCTCTTCGGCAGGTGCCGCAGGCTCTTCGGAGATGGGCTCCTCAGCCACGGGCTCTTCCACTGCAGGCTCATCCACCACAGGGGCAGGTTCTTCTGCAGGGGGTGCCACGGGCTCCTCAGCTGGCGGGACGGGGATCACGCCATCGAGCAGCTCCAGCAGGGCCTCATCTTCCAGCAGATCAGCATCGGCCAGGGCCTGAAGCTCGCTGATCCTGATCTGAGCAGCAGCGGCTTCAGACTGAGCAGCCTCAGCAGCAGCCAGAGCGGCGGTGATGGTGCCAGCATCGGCAACATCATTGGCCAGGGCCTCGGCAAGGGCTGCCTTGGTGGAGGCCAGTTCAGCCAGGATGCCAGCCTTTTCAGTGGCGAGATACTCAAGGACTTCCTTGAGTTTGGTAACGAGAGCAGACATTGTTCGTGTAAAGGTAGTGATGGAACGATTCAGCTTTTCAAAGGAACCTTTGAAGAACTGGAAGGTAAGGAAATCCATGGGCAAACGATGCCAAGGCAGCAGGCCAAAGCATCGCCCCCAGGCTAGCCCGTGTCCTGATGTGGGCCAGTTAAGAGGCGGTGATCTTGCGCTTCAGCCGTTGCAGAACCATCGCGGCATGGGTGCTTTCGCCCTCGCCCGTCAGCTCCTGCTCAATGGAGAGCAACACTTCCCGCTCATGGTCCAGCTTGCCCATTTCGTAGGCAGCCTTCAGCCGATCTTCTGCCTGCGCCATCGCTCGCTGGCTGGCCTCCTCGATAGCAGCGGCGGCCCTGGTGTGGGCCTGCTCAATGGCGGCAGCGCATTGCGCCTCCATGGTGTCAATGCCCAGCTGAACCCGAACTAGGGCCACGTCCAGGGCCAGTGCATCCGTGCTCAATGGGCCTCCTGCAGCACTGAGACGTAGACATTGCCCAGCGGCAACAGGGGCAGGATGCGAGCCTGCAGATCCTGATTGTGGAGGCGGATGCAACCGAGGGTGGGATAGAGCGTTTGACGCGGTGCCCAGGCCCCTGGCCAGCCGCAGGCACTGCCGCCGCCGTGGATCATGATCCCGTCACGGTAGGGCTTGCTGCTGGGGCCCTCCTGCCCTTCCAGACCTTCCAGATCGAAGGAATACCAGCCATAGGCGCAGCGGTTGGCCGAGTGGTATTTGCTGGAGGGGTGGTCCTCGTGATCCCGGTAGATCCCGCCTTTGTTGATCCGGTAAAGGCCAGGGGGCGTGTCTGTGGCCGTGCGGTGCCATTCAGCCTCCCCACCCTGCCCACGGCAGAGACAAGGGATCGTCCATAGGGGCCGGCCGTCATGGGTGAAAGCCCGCAGGGTTTCGTTCCCGTCATTGGCGATCAGGTGGTGATCGCCCGCCTTGAGGGCTGGCCGGATCTTGGGGCCAACCAACCCAGGCGGCCAGATCGGTGGGCCTGCTGTGGTGGTCTTGACAGGGGCCGATGGGGTGGAGGTCATAGCTGCCATTCCGAGATGAATTGCCATCCGTCGCTTTTCAATCTAGCCAGAGTCTTGGCTACATCTTCTGGGCGAACATCAACCACCAGGGGCCTGCCCTGCTGCCCTTCAGGTGGCTGCCAGGAGTCTGAGGGATCTTCACAGATCAGGCGAACCAAACCGCAAGCCATGGCCTCAGAGCCCCCACTGCTGGCGCATCGCCCAGGCTGTGGCTGCTTTCTGACTCATCCACAGGTGTAGGAATTGCTTAGAGAGATTCCGCAGGGTTGCTACGTCGGTGATGTCATCCAACAAGCGCATGTGGCGCTCCATCTCAAAGTGCTGCTCTGTTGTCAACGCCATGGGCGCCGAGGATTGGCCGGTGATGGAGTCGGGTTCTGGCATGGCACAGGGTCGGTGAAGCGCCCTGATCAGGATAGGCAGCGTGGGGCGGGAAAACTGCACACATGCCCCTCCCCACCACCACCATCGCCCTCTTCGACCTCCTGGCAGCCGACACCGTGCTGACCCCCCTGATGGGCATCCACACCCTCGCGGGAGGCGGCACCAGGAAGGCCCTGGCCCACTTCTTCCCGAAGGAAACCATCGAGGCCACCACGATTCCGAGCGGGGTTGAGGTCATCGTCTGGCGCTCGCCCATGGGCACTGCAGCGCAGCCAGCACAGACCGGAGAGGTCTATCAGAACCCCACGTTTCGCCTCACGGTGACGCAGTGGGAGCCGGCCAGCTCCGGGGCCTACAACGTTCAAGCCGTGCTCAACCGCCTTCAGGCGCTCCTCCCTGGCAGCAACGCAGCCGACGTGACCATCGACGGGCTCACCACGGGGCTTAGCCAGCATGTCTTGACATGGACATGTCCCACCGCAGTGGTCAGGCTGTAGGCATAAAGTCCTAGGTGTTGGAGAGATGGCCCCGGTCTGGACGGAGATCGGGGTTTTTTGTTGCTCACGGGAAAACTCCAATCAGTAGCGCGACGCGGGCCGGGTGGCAGATCTTCAGGTTTCGATTGCCTTACTCCTGGAGAACCAGGATGAGATCCGTCGCGCCCTGGAAGCAGAAGGTGGCAAGGCAGGTGAGGCCTTCCGCAACAGGCTGACGCCAGCGGCCAAGAAGGCATTTGATGAGATCACCAGTGCTGCGGAGAAGGCGGCTAAGGATGTAGGGGTTCGGTTCAACAGCACCAAGCTTCAGTTTGAGACGGCGAAGGGGGAAATCATCCCCTCGTCAGTCCTGGACAAGATCAGCCAGGGCGGCAGCAAGATCGCAGCGGCCTTCAAAGAGGCGCGGAACGGTGTTGATGTTTTCAAGTCTGCTGTCGTCAAAGGAGCAGGGGAGGCAGCGTCAAGCCTCAACATCCTGGAGTCTGCTGTCACGGGTGTTGCGGTCTCACTGACCAGCAAGCTCACCGATTCC